CCGTTGTAACTCGCGGCGTATACAGTTGCAAGTAATGGAACGTGAATAACTGCTGGTGATACTCCCGTCATGTTTAAAAATGCAGTTGCGCCGATCGTAGGAGCTACTGCGCGATTGATGTCGATTCGTGTGAAGCGAATGCAGTTAGCGAACGCGTAGCTGCCAATTGAAGCGATAGAATTGCCAATAGTAAGTATTCCTGTAAAGCCAGCGCAGTTAACGAAAGCAGAGGATGCAATCGAAGTCACTGAATTAGGAATAGTCAAAGAACCTGTGAAACCAGAGCAAGCACCAAACGCACTGCTTCCAATCGTAGTGACAGAATTTCCGATAGTTAAACTTGTAAAACCAGCGCAAGCTTGAAACGCTTGAGACCCAATCGTAGTCACTGAATTTGGAATATTCAAAGATCCTGTGAAACCAGTGCAGTTGTAGAACGCACTGCTTCCAATCGTAGTGACAGAATTTCCAATAGTCAAACTTGTTAAAGCGGTGCAGCTTCGGAACGCACTGCCCGCAATCGAAGTCACTGAATTTGGAATAGTTAAACTTGTTAAAGCGGTGCAGCTTCGGAACGCACTGTCCGCAATCGAAGTCACTGAATTTGGAATAGTTAAACTTGTTAAAGCGGTACAACTTTGGAATGCGCTGCCTCCAATCGAAGTCACTGAATTTCCAATAGTTAAACTTGTTAAAGCGGTGCAACTTTGGAATGCACTGCCTCCAATAGTAGTGACAGAATTTCCGATAGTCAAACTTGTTAAAGCGGTGCAACTTTGGAACGCACCGCTTCCAATCGAAGTCACTGAATTTGGAATAGTCAAACTTGTTAAAGCGGTGCAGCCTTGGAACGCAAAGCCTCCAATCGTAGTGACTGAATTTCCGATAGTTAAAGCTGTTAAACCAGCGCAGCTTCGGAACGCATAGGTTTCGATAGAAGTCACTGAATTCCCAATAATTAAACTCGTAAAGCCAGCGCAGTATCCGAATGCAAAGCTTTCAATCGTAGTCACTGAATTAGGAATAATTAAAGAACCTGTAAAACCAGTGCATAAGCCGAACGAGCTGCCCCCAATAGTAGTAACCGAATTTCCAATAATTAAACTCGTAAAGCCAGTGCAACTATAAAACGCATTACCTCCAATCGTAATGACTGAATTAGGAATAACAAGTGGGCCTGTTAAACCAGAGCAATTATAAAATGCACCCGCATATCCACTATTGCTTGCAATTGATGTGACACTGGAGCCTAATGATAAACCTTTCAAGTCGTTTTGACCATAAAAAGCATTACTACCAATATCTCCAACATATCCTTTGATATTGTTAGATGCGTCAGCAATTAGAGTGATGCCAACAAGATCTTTTGTTAGTGGTAATTCAAGAGATTCTAGAGCTCCGACCTTATTGGTTGAGGCTAAGAATTCGGATACGTCTTGTGATGTTGTTAATTTAGCCATTTGATTAGAGGTCTTTTGCGATAGTTAGTCCATTGTAACCCGTGGCATAGCCACTCGCGCCAGATGGAACGTGGATAACTGCTGGCGATACCGATGTCATGCCGTCGAATGCATTTGCACCGATGGTCGGCGCGGTAATACGATTTATATTAATTCGTGAGAAACCAGTGCAGTTGCCGAATGCAGCATACCCAATGCCAGTGACTGAATTTGGAATACTCAAAGATCCTGTAAAGCCAGCGCAATCAAGGAACGCCTGACTTCCAATTGTAGTCACTGAATTACCGATAGTAAGCGCCCCATTGAAACCATCGGCATGGACAAACGCAGTATCTCCAATTGAGGTAACTGAATTAGGAATAGTCAAAGATCCTCTTAAGCCACTACAGTAGAAGAAGGCGGCAATTCCAATGGAAGTCACACTCGATCCTAACGACAAGCCTTTTAAAGTTGTTTCTGCGAAAAAAGCATTAGAACCAATATCCCCAAGATACGCTTTCACTGTGTCATTGCTTTGGACGACTAGCGTTGAAGCAAGTAGGTTTTCTGTTTTGATAGCTTCAAGAACTCCTACAGCTTCAGTCTTGTTGGCTGAAGCTAAGAATTGAGAGATGTCTTGGGATGCTGTTAATTTAGCCATTTGATTAGAGATCTTTTACGATGGTTAGTCCGTTGTAACTCGCGGCATAGCCAGTTGCGCCAACTGGAACGTGGATGACTGCTGGGAACACTCCCGTCATACCGCTAAATGCGGTGTCGTCAATAGTCGGCGCAACCGATTTATTGATGTCGATTCGTGTAATATTGGAACAGGAATAAAACGCACCGCTTCCAATAGACGAGACGGAATTGCCAATATTCAAAGATGTAAAGCCATAGCAATAAGCAAATGACTGAAGACCAATCGTGACAACTGAATTTGGAATGATTAAAGAGCCTGTAAAAAGATAGCAATTTTTAAACGCACTGCTTCCAATCGAAGTTACAGAATTAGGAATAGTCAAAGATCCTGTGAAACCAAAGCAATTGTTGAACACATTGTTTCCAATCGTAGTCACTGAATTGCCAATAGTCAAAGATCCATTAAAACCAGAGCAGAACTCGAACGCATAGCTCGCTATCGAAGTCACTGAATTTGGAATAGTCAAAGAGCCTGTAAAACCAGAGCAGTATCGGAACGCATACATTCCAATTGAAGTAACGCTAGATCCTAACGACAATCCTTTCAAAGTCGTTTGACTGTAAAAAGCCAGAGCGCCAATATTTCCGACATATCCTTTAACAGTATCATTAGCAGCGGTAACTAATGTCATACTAATCAAATCTTCTGTTTCTATAGCGCCAAGAACGCCTCTAGCATCAACCTTGTTGGCTGAAGCTAAGAATTGCGATACGTCTTGGGATGCTGTTAATTTAGCCATTTTTATTAAATATTAAGAGTTAGCATAATCATCTATAACTTGAACAGCTTGATCTGTATTAGTGAAGACTTGTTCATTGTCTATAGTATACACAAAAACATAATTCGCGTCTGGCGTTTCTCCACCACCGACGAACCTATATCCAGCGTCAAAAGGTGTTATAAACAAAGAAACATTTTGGCCGAGATTATCAATCTTTCTATTGTATTCTCTGATTAAATGATTGTCGAAATCTGTTTTTAGTGGATCTGTGGAAGCGCTGTAAAGTCCAAGCACCAAATCTTTGTAATTGGCCCAAACACCGCTCTGAGATGAGAAGTCGGAATGAATTTTGGACTGTAAGCGTCGTGGCATTATGGTTATTTACACAGTTTTTTTTAAGTTTTTTTTAAAAAAACCTTCAATCTTATTAAGAATGAGTTGCAACTGTAACTATAACGCTACCGACACAGTAATAAAATTACTTATTGACGAATTTTTCAGGATCAGCTTGGAATTTCTTGCCAAGTTTAATGATTCCATTGATTATTTCTGGGCTGATAACACCAATAATGCCATAACAAATTGCTTTGTAAAGCGATGAAATGTCTGTCTGCTCTAAAATAAACCAAGCAATAGAAGAAGAAATCGCCGCAGCGGTTATTTTTTTGAAATATTCAATCGCTCCAATCTTTTTCTGAGTGGAAAGAAGACGAGCGAGCATCGCTGCCGAGCCGATAACGGGGATAATCCATCCGCCGTCCACAAATTCTTTAATCATCGACTTTTCTGGCTCCATTTGCAGATATTTACACTCTTTTTTTTTATTTTAAATGCTTTTTTAATGCTTCGTGAAACTTAGCAAACTCTTTCGGATTGAGATCTTTTTTGCGGTTCGGAGCGATTGTTCTATGATCAGTGACCATATCAATAGAAATGTCCCATTTCTTCATTAAAGGCACGATATATTCGATAGCAGACTCAATGGCGGCGGCTTGTAGAGGCTCGCCGTAAGAGCTCCGCTCAAACGCTACACCGAGTGCAAAATTATTGAGGCTCGTCATGCCTTTGAACGAACTAGCGCCAGCGTGATACGCTCTATTATCGTCGTGATTAGTGACTGTTCTGCGTCCATCTCGTGCGACAATGCAATGATAGCTTGCATAAAGCCGTTTGCCAGTTGACGGATTGTTGATGCGACTTGTCCAGTCAATTGATCCGCTGTAATTGCCTTCTGTATCGTGCATTACAATCGCTTTAGGCTCGATTTTACGAACATAAGGGCCATTAGTTTGCGGCGATAAAGCAATTTTTTCAGGATATTTGTTGGGCATTTTGTCGAAAGTTTTAGATTCAATAGAAGAAGAGCCAGAAAGGTTTTTTTTAAACCCAAACTGACTCGCTAATTTTGAGAAAAAACTTTTCACGCTCTCATATTTACACTATTTTTTTTAAGTGTCTGCTATTTCTTTTAGAAATTGATACGCTAATTTGTCTCGTTCTGAGGCTTTTCTCATCCTCGTTTCCGCTTCAAAAGAATGAGACGAGTAGAAAGTCGATCTATTAAACACCCAATCTTCGCCGCTTTTTTCGTCTATGCGTATAAAATATGAAGCTTGCCAATTAAATGACGCGCAAACATATTTGATGGTTATGTTTTTAGCTTCTGAATCAGATAGATCGACATTAATGAGTTGTGATACTTGTGTGGAAATCATAATAAGTTAATCTCTAATGGGGAAAAGTCTTCTATTTCGCGGCAAAATCCTTGCACTTGCAACGAATCAAAATCATGCGCTGCCAGCTTTAGCTGTTCGACTTTTGCAATGAATTTACAATAGTCTTCTTCCTGCGGATAGTCGATTTGAGTTTTGGTGTCTAGAATGCTATTGTTTTTTATTTCATATCTCATTGGATCAATCTCAAGCTCTAGAGGATGATAGCTGCATGAGCCTAAAACATAATTGACAATATTTTGATATTGAATGCGGATTTTCATACGTTGTGACGATAAATTTTATTTTATATTTAGCCGAGCTCGAACTTCTTCTAGAGAAGTAAAGATGTTTCGTCCGCCAGTTTTTTCATAAACATGATCGACACAAGTGTTGATGTATTGAGGATCATCTTTCCAAGCTCCATACCATGTTCTCTTTTTAATGCTTTTGGCGTGAACGTGTCCATGCACGTTAGCGACTCGACCACGCATTTCATGCGGGTGAATTGGGCAGTGAGTGAGCCACATCTTCTTATACGACAACATGCCGTGAATTTCATCAAAAGCTTCTGTTTGCTTTCGGGTAGAAACATAGTCATCATGATTTCCCTTGATAAGAATTTTGCGCCCTCGAAGATTTTTATAAACATCTAATGATTCATCACAGAACGCCGCATCTCCCATAACAAAAACAATGTCGTTTTTGCGAATTGTATTCTGCCAAAAATCGCAAAATATAGCGGTATTCTCTTCCGTGGATTGAACCCATGGTCGAAACTTGGCGATGTTCTTATGTCCTAGATGTGGACATCCCACGAAAAATGCACTCATTTTATTTTACCTGATCTGTGAAATCATACAGCTTAAAAGGATTTTCGCTTTTGAAAAAATCACTTTCGCCGTATTTTAATACATAGCCTTTAATTTGCCGTGCGCAGTCTTTAGCGAACTGTTCGGCTCCCTGTAACGCTTCATCATACGATTGATGAAAGTTGTTTTTTTTGTCGAATACTCTATATTTACTATACGCCATATTGTTATTTTATTGTTTCTAAAACGATGAGAAGAATGATTGCGGTAAAAGTTTGAAAGCTATTCATAAGTTAATTTAAAAGCAACAGTTCCTGTGTCGAAATTATTGGTAATGTAGCACTCGATGAATGCTTCATTGTTGTGAAATTTGGTGGAGTTAATTTGGATCACGTATTTGATTTTGTCAAGAATTAATTTGTGTAGATTTTCGGGCAGCGGCTCGAATTCTTCGCAAACAGGTTCGTCTCCGAGTTTCCACGGAAACAAACTATTTTCGCCGATTACGGTAATTTTGGGCATTTTCATTGTTTTGCGAGTGCGGTATATTTTATTTGAGTTGTAATGTCTGTCATTTTAATCAAAGAAAGAAGATCTTTGCGGCCTTTTCTTTGGTAGCCAGTGTAGAGAGGCATTTTGGTATCCACGTTTAGTTTCGAGAGATCGCACAGCTTTTCGCACAAACGCGCCAAAAGTTTTCGATTGACTAGCAGAAAGTCTTCGGGACGCTCAAAAGCGATAATGTCAGAATCTCCATACAGCCAGCCTCTTTTGCCTTGCACGTTAGCGAATTCGATCCACACCACATCGTCATTGAATTTATCGTCAGCTCGCTTGACTTTTTTGCGGGATTTTACATCCACTGCTGTTCGCGGTGTCTTAACGCCCTCAATCCAAAAGTCAATGTGTCTCATCTCTTCTGGGAAAGAGGCTTTTTCACAAGAAAGTCCAGCTTTACTCACGGAAGTTTCGAACGAACACTCAGCTTTTTCGCCGATTTGAAACGCCGCGCCTGTTTTGTCATATTTGTTTTTATAAGCCATCTCTGGTATATAATACCAAAATTGGGTCTTTGTCAAGAAAAATTTTTGCGTCAGGGTCTTTTCTTTTAATGAAATTTAAATAGGCTTTTACTTGATGCTGTCGTTTAACCGCTCCTGCAAACGGCAGAACGCAATCAAAATTCTTCCAATAAAATTCTCTAAATGCTTTAAAATCTTTGACAACATGAATGGGATCACCAAAAATAAATTGTATTTCTATATAAGACGCTTCGCGAGAAATGGCCATGAAAAATCTTACGCGACCATTTTGTTTGTAATAAAAAATATCACATTTTTTTAGCAACTCTTCACAATATTTTTTAATTTGTATTAATCTCGCAGAACCATTTTTTATAGAGCAAAAATCATAAGGCTTAGAGCGAATGCAAAAATCTATTAACGCTGATTCTACTATTGAATCATTATCTTTTAAGTGCTGAAAGTTCATTTTTTATATTTATAATAAGATGTAAACTGAAACATGGCGCAAGGACAAAATAGAATAGCAAGCGGTCTATTAGAGCTGGAGCCCACAGCTATTATAGAGCTTTTTTTACTGTATTTCAATACGATTGATAATCCAAATGCATTTATTGCGTTTCATGGAGGATCTGTATATAATCAAGGCATTGTATGGCAAGGCGTAGAGTATCTACCTATTCCTGTAGAAACGGATGGTTTCGAAGTTAATGCGAACGGTCAGTTGGCTCGTCCTAAAATGCGGATCTCCAACAAGGATTATTTTGCGACCGATTTGCTGCTTAATAATGACGATCTGCAATTTGCCAAAGTTATACGCAAAAGAACTTTCGTCAAATACTTGGACGATGTTAACTTCGACGGAGGCAATCCTTGGGGGGAAGCGGATGCGTCCGCTGAACTGTCTAATGATACGTTTGTAGTTGGGCAAAAGACAGCTGAGAACAAAATCTTTATTGAGCTAGAGTTGACTTCTCCGCTTGACCTTGAAAACTTTGAAGTGAATAATCGCTTGATTATGTCAAGATACTGTTCGTGGCACTATAGAGGCAACGGATGCAACTATAACGGAATTCCTCTTGCGACAGAAGAGGGAGCGAGCTTGATCGTCAAAGACCCGATAGATTGGTTCACAAATCAAGCGCAAAAAGAGTGGAATACTCAAAGAACTTATGTATCTGGCGATGCTGCTTATCTTGAAAATAAAAAGATAACCATCGCTAATCCGTCTAATTCGTCACAGAGCGAGTTCGCAAAAATTTGGTATGTATGTCAAGCGAATCACAGCAGTTCGCGCTCAACAATACCAGACAAAAACCCATCTCTTTGGACACGCGACGGCTGCAATAAAAAACTTGATGGATGTCAGTTAAGATTCGGCAGAGGTTCTATTGAGTTCGGCGGGAGAATTGAAGAGCGAACGGCTAATTTTGTTGATTTTTCGTCTCGCGTCGGAAATCTAAAGCATAATAATATAGCTCCAAATGCCAGCATATCTGGATCGTCGGAACGATTGGGGGAGGGAGCTAAAAGGGTTGTCGATTTAAATACAGGTTACTCAAATTGGACAGTCCTTGGTAATGCTAAAACTGGCGCAATGTTGGGTTTAGAGTGGTCCACTCCTAGAAATATTAATAGAATTGACATATACGAAAACCCTAGCAGCCTTTATAATTTTGATAATGCTTATATTCGTTTATTTGACGCGAGTAACACTGTAATTCGCAGCGGAACACTCCCCGTTAGTGCGGGCGGGGCGCGATCCACTACTGGTTTCGCGAATCAATTGGTCAAAAAAATTATTATTTCAGGCAGCGGCCTTACTGCTGTTCCATCTTTAAGCGAAGTCGCTGTTTTCGAAACTAATCCTCCACATTTGGTTTACAACGATATAGAAGCTATACCATTGCATAGAAACGACTTTTTTCAAATTTCCACATGGATTGGACTCACGGGTCGAGATGTAACATCACCAGAACTTTATTCAGTGTTCAACAATGTTAGCGGTGGCTGCGGCTACAGCGGTATTAATTTATACCTTGAAAGGGCCGAGTTGGCCCTTGAGTTTGCCACTCGCAAGATGGGAATTGAAGAAGAGCAGCTATTAATAATTCCGTGGAATAACGACGAGCTGCGCCCCCTACACCTAATATGCTCTGGCGGAGTCGCTAGTGGAATATCGCCCAGCAGCGCAAGTGCAGGTTATATTGAATTAAGTGACGGAGTATCCAATACTGGTCGTTATGTTTTAGATAGCTCAAAAGGAGAATACTTTAGATTTAAAAATCCCGATTATCAAAACGGCATTGTCGCCAATCAATATCGCCTCAAATTTGGAATAAATGATTGGCAATTTCCGACAGGCAGCGAGTTTGTCCCATATTCTCCCATACCTGACGACCCCTCCACTAACAGGAAACTCATTAGCCCAATTAAATTTGGACCAACGGCATTTTGGACTGGCGCAAATGGTGTAGATGTTAGAATAAAAGAGTCTAGCAAGTTTGTTTTTAAAGATTATGGCGATTTTGCGAGCGTGTCGTCAAATACCACCGATTTATTAGGATGGTGGGAAATGGATATTAATGATGGAGCTTCGGGAATCTCGGCGCAAAACAATTCTGCAAAAAAATTAATCATTTCAGGGGACTCTCCTGAGAGCTTTAACACTTCAGCCACAGTAAGCTTTTCGGTTACAGAAATTGTAAACAGAGCTAAACAAAGCGTAGATCTGCCGTTTGGTGGATTCCCAGGAACGGAAAGATATGGTTAAAGAAATAAAAAACAAAACAATCGCCAAAATACGCGACTTTGTGGTGAATTCTTGCAACGAGCAATCATCTCAAGAAGTCTGCGGATTTATAGGGTGGAATGATTCTGGATATACAGCCACTGTCGAAAAGAACGACGCTGTTGATCCCAAGAATTTTTTTGCTATTAATCCAGTTTCTTATTTGATGTTCGCGGAAAATAACGATATGCTCGCTGTTTTTCACAGTCATATCGTAGGAGATGAAACTCCTTCTGAATTTGACGTTAAAATGGCCGAGGCTTGTTGCATTCCTTTTGTTGTTTACTCTCTTAATACTAAAAAATTTCATATTTATGAGCCCAGCCATTCTGAATTGAATGTAAAAGCATTTACAAGGTTAAAGGAGCATCTTGAATGACGCAAGTAATACTACATGGAATATTGGCAAAAGAGTTTAGAAAAAACTTTAGCCTAGCAATTAAACGCCCTAAAGAGGTTTTTGACGCTATTTCGTGTTCGCATAGTAATTTTCGTAACAGGATAGCAGAATTAGCTAACCAAGGAATTCATTTCGCTCTGCTCATAGACGGTAAAAAAATGACTTCTATAGAACAGATTTCTATAGCGTCGGATAATCAAAAAATTGATATTGTTCCCGTGATTTGCGGAACAGGTGTTGTCGCTGCTGCTGGCGCGGCGCTTGCTATTGTAGGAGGAGTCTCTCTTGCGGCTGGGGCGGTCGGTTTTGCGGGATTTTTAGCCACTACTGCCCTCACTGTGGGGGTCGGTCTTGCTATGATGGGGATTCAAATGGCTCTCGCCCCCAAGCCTGAAATGCAAAGGCCCGAATCTGTGGTCAACTCCGCGAAAGAATCTTTTATTTTTTCTTCTAAAGCCAACATCGTAGAACAGGGCATTCCCGTTCCCGTGGGATACGGTAGATTGCGAGTAGGTTCGGCAGTTATACAATCCACCATTAAATCATATCCGCAAGCTTTCGAAAAAGAAATTGCTTTGAAATCAAACGGTCAATCTATAAATAACAACAGATTGTAAAATGAGACATCTCAACAAAAAAAAATCAATCAAAGGTGCTAAAAAGGGCGGGGGCGGAGCTTCAAAGCCTCAACCAGCGGTTTTAAGACCACCGAAACTAGGAGGATTCAAATCCGTTTCCTCTTTTAGTGTCGCAGAAATTGTTGATTTGATCTCTGATGGGCCTATTGAGGGTTTGGTTGACCAAAATGGTCAATTACTAATTGATCAAATCTTCAAGGGTGTTTATTTAAATAATACGCCGATACAAAACACTGAACAATCAGGCGGCCCCGCCTCCTCCGCAGTCTATGGCAGCGTATCTATAGCGGAAAAAGTCAATCCTATTGCGCGAGTTTGGATGGACGCGAATGGAAATTTTAAAACGATTGAGGGTCAGCAAAACTTATTTTTCAGTATATTCTATTCACTTTTAAAGATAAAATCAAACAATTTGGTCAAAGGCTCAGCTCCATTTTTGGGGTATAGTGGGCTAGAGACTTTTTTCGCAAATCTTCCGAGGTATTGGCAAATATCTAACAATATAGAAATCCATAGAACCTCGCCGCTCGAAAACCAATCTCCAATTTTTAACTCGTTTGAAACTTATGTAAAAAGTGTCTCCAATAATAGTGATTCAATATCCAAAAAAATTGCAGATGAAAATATCAAAAATCTGGAAAAAATCAAAAGCTTAATGAGAGAATCTCCCTACGCTTCTGGAACAAACGGGGGCGAGGCATCTTTTTTTATTATTATTGATTTGGGGCAAATAGTCATGAACTCTCTTGCATCTCTCCCCACAGTAGATGATAAAATAGGATTTTTTGTTAGCGGCATAAGAGCATCTTCGTATACATTTGTTCAGCCAGAAATTTCTGGTGGTAGGTTTACAGGCAAATTGCAAGGCTTTGTTGTTTTATATCAACGACTGCTTAAACAAGATGTCGGGCGCAGCTTCTTGACTGCCAAAATAGTCCCTTTAAGCGGTATTATGCGCGATAGATTTTATTACATCTCGCAATCCTTATTGAAATCTTTAAATAGCCTCGAAATCAAATTACAAGCGTCGGATAAATTCAACATATCTAACTCATCAAGCGATTTATTTAATTTTAATAATGTATCTTGTCAATTTAAAAATGGGGAAGAATATCAAAAATCTTTGAATAACTTTGATAAAGTTTTTAACGACTATCTGTATGAAGCTCCACTGTATGGACCATACGATAGAAGTAGAAACGTTCAGAGAATTAAATTAGATCCCAGCTTCGCAAATGGAGTTAATAATATGCTCTTGAGTATCACTCAATCGCAATTGCTCGAAGGGTTTGAGGGTTCTTCAGATACCAGAACCAACAATAGCACAGGACCAGTGAGCTTTTCTGATTGGAACAACGAAAACGAAAAGAGGGATTATGAAGCTTTGTCTGTTACGCATACTGTCGAAAATCCTCTTGTAGATCAAGTGTCTGTTAGTATCGGTGTTTCAGCTTTATCTGACACTGTAGAAGTTACTATAGGTAAAGACTGGATGGGAGATGCTATCGGAGAGCTCCAAGCTGGCGCAAAAATTCCTTCAATTGTTGCGATAAGAATCGAAACTGGTAAAGTAACCAATGGACAAAAATTAGAGCAAAAATTCTATAGCTACTCTATTGCTGGCTTGATTGAGGGAGCGTGTGTTATTGATTTTGGCTCAGATGCTATTGAAGCGGAAAATTTATTAAAAGATTCTGTTAAACTAATTCGCGGAGATGGTTCTTTGAAAGACGCTCCGCTGACTACACCTTTCGAACTCTCTCCGCTTGTTGACGGCGAAGAGCCGTCTTCTACTAAAAGATATGTTAAAGTTGTTAAATTATCTGCCGAAACGAACTCCGTTCTAATTAACAAAAATGTTGGACTCGCTAAAGTAACTGAAATAATTGATCAGAAATTCTCATATCCATTTTCGGCGATTGCTGGTATCAAGCTAGACGCTAGGGGTTTTGGTGCTATCCCAGAGAGAAGCTACGATTGCAAATTAAAAAAAGTCCGAATACCTTATAACTATAGAATTAGCGATGACTCGTCTTCTGCCGATATTCGATATGTCAGCAGCGCAAAGAACTATACTACCAAAAAACAAATATACATAGGAGACTGGGATGGATCATTCACTTTCGGCTGGACCGACAATCCAGCGTGGATATTGTATGATTTGCTCACAAGCAAGCGTTACGGTTTAGGAGCTTATATCGACGAGTCTCAAGTAAACAAATGGGAACTTTATAAAATAGCTAGATTCTGCGATGCAGTTGATGAAGAAGGCTATTTCGTTGGTGTTAGCAATGGATTCGGAGGCTTAGAGCCTAGATTCTCTTGCAACATTATGTTCAAAGAACTAACGAAAGTTTACGACGCAATCAATGTTATTGCTAATTTGTTTCGCGGCGTGGTATTTTTCGGCGGTTCAGAAATTCATTTCCTAGATGACAGGCCCAGAACGCCAATAGCTTTATTTAATAATTCAAATACAAAGGAAGGAATATTTAACTACGGCAACGTGCGCAGAGACTTGCAGTTCAACACTGTAGAAGTTGTGTATTTAGATCGCTTCGACAACTATAAAACAAAAGTAGAATATGTGCAGAATGAGGAAGATATCCGCAAAAGAGGCGTATTTAAAACAACAATCAACACATTAGGCGTGACTTCAAGAGCTATGTCTCGTCGCATTGGTCAGCATATCATTTATCAAACCACAAAAGAAAACCAAACAGTGTCATTTGATGCTGGGCTAGAATCTTTATTATGCCGTCCAGGAGATTTAATTATTGTCGAAGACGAAATGAAAACGCGAGCTTCTAATTACGGAAGAATATTAGAAGTCGATGTGGTGAACAAAAAACTGAGAATCGACAATCCATTTATTAGTGGCGAATACACAGGATTCATTACTGTTTATTCGCCGACAGGCTATTCAACGAGCGAAGAATTAGACCAAATCGCTCAAATAAATAGAACAAGAGTTCAACAATTTTCTATTACTGGTTTATTAGGGGACAACGCATTGAGCGGCTTATATAAATTTTCTGGTTATACTTCTGGATTCAATAATTCCAATTATCCATCTCAATTTCCTCTTTATACAGGAACTGGATCGGCTGGTCAAAAACTGTTTTGCTATTACAACACAGGCGCGACTGGATTTGTTTTCGCTACTGGGCTGGCATTTCAAAATAATACCACATACGATAAATTCATAACAAATACAGGCGTATATTATGGCGCAGATATCTCGTCATCAGCTGTTGGAAACAGCGGTAACTATACTGGATTCACTTACAACTCGGCGGTTTCCGATAAAAGAGGAACTCCAAGCGGCGCGATCTCTGGCGCTATAAACTGGGATAGCACTTTATATCCACCAACAAAAGGCATTTTAGACGCAGAAATTGACACTTACAACATTTCGCAAATTACGAAAATGTCGTTAACTGGCTACGATAATACTATTGATTATGGCAGCTTCATTTTCTTAAATCAAAACGATCCAAATGTAGCATTTTTACCAGCAGTAAAAGCGGGAAGTGTATATAGAATAGAGCGCACAAGCTCCTCCGATCAAATTTACAAAATCATTTCTATTCGCGAAAACTCTCAAAACGAGTATAACATCACAGCTTCCCGATACGACACTGGAAAGTTCGAAACAATCGAAAAGTCAATTACGCAAGACTTCCTCGAAAACACTTACTATACTGGAATCGTTACAGTCGGAAATGTTCAAGTCTCGCAAGTTGCTACACCACGAATAGTGACTTTTTCTGGATTTGGTAAAACATCAGCGGGCTTCAAGCTCGCTGGAACATGGACAAGCGGTGTCAATACGACAGGCTTTAACGTTTCACTTAGCAACTCTTTAGCGGGATACTTTGAGTCTACCAACGTCAATCAAACAGGCGTTGAATTCGCTGGATTGACTGATATCGGAAATTGGAATCTTTCTGTTACAGCGTTAGCGCGGTCTCCAAATATAAACTCATCAGCGGCAACTACAGGGACATTTGTAGCGTATTCTGGCGCGAGCATTACAACAATCACCAAACCAGCGATTGTTGGTTTTTCTATCGAATAATTTATGTTTTCATATCAAAATAAAGTAGTCGCAATTAAAGCAACAAGAACGTCAGGCTCTGGCGCTATTGATGTTTTGGTTAATGATGCATATGTGGGGTCGATAACTGGCACGGGTCACGGCGCTAATGCTTATTTTATTGGTTCTAACAATAGCTCATTAAATTTTGGTACTGATTCTATCTCTCTTTACCCCAGTTCAGTGCTATGGAGGGATTTTGCTATCGGAGGGGACTTGTCTTCGTCGGGAACTAGCGCTAACGATGGATATCCTAATTTCGGTTTGTTTTCAAACATAGCGCCTTATAACTTCGGCGCTAGTAGTGGTTATTTTGAACTCGAACACGCAAGTTTAGGGAGCGCTTGGAAAATATTTGTCGTATCGAATGGTGGTCGCAGTGAAATCAGCGAAATCGCTACAGAAGACCCATCAAATCCTTATGGATCATATCCCACCCCGTTTGGTGAAATACAGATTATTTCTTCAGTGACGGAAGATCCCGTTTATTATTTCAGTGATCTTTTATTAAATGTCGGATCTAATGATCTTTGCACCAGTAATCAAATTGGTAACGCCGCTATCTCAGGTCTCGAAATTGATTTGTATGATCTCAGCGGCTCTACGCTAGTTAATCCAAGTCCTATTCCAGCGACCAATTTCCTAACGGTTACGGGGTCTTTCACTTGGTCGGGAGCTAGTGCAAATGCCGTAAGCAGCGGTGGTAGATTAGCTGTTTTAAATACTTTTAGAAAGTCGAATATTCCAACAAGATCTCTTGACTTATGGATTGGAGCTACAGATACAGGTGTCGAAGGAACATGGAGATGGCTTGATGGATCATTATTAAGTGGCGGATATGAAAATTGGGATGCGGGAGAGCCTAATAATAATCCTTCAGGGGAAAATTATGCATATTCATATGGCACTTCATATGGTTTATATCGCGTTAATACATGGAATGATGCACTAATTGGCGGTAATGTTTATCCTTATAATGTCGGTGGATATCTTTTAGAGAAACCAGATAATTTTTGTTATATTTTTGATCTGCAATATCCCGCAGGTCGAACAGTGCCACTAACTGAAACTCCTCCAGTATTCAATGTTGACACTGGTAACTTGAATCAAGTATTCACAGGAAGCGGCGTTCATTTAAAAAAAGATGTCACACTTTTCTTTGACATTTTAGATCAACAGCTTAACACGGTTTCTTCTAATCAACAATTTTTAGAAAACCCCCTAATTAGCGGATGCGTATTCGATATTTTAAATGTGGATGGAACGATTGCTTCCGAAAACTTCTTCACTGGAAAATACTCTCGCTCGCTAGCCTTTTCAGCTTTAGATAACGAAAACGTTTTTGGATCTTACCAAAAAGACTTTGGAGTAAGGTGCAAGCTTCCAAATACTTTCGATGGTTCTATTTTTACGGGCGAATTTTACGCCTATGGTAACGTGCCGAATATTTTGGACATTGTGCCAGATTATACAGAATTCTCTGGAGCAGCGCAAGCTACAGAGTTGATTAACACCGCGATTGTATTACAGAACGATTTGAACTTCACGCAAATGGATCGGTATGATGTTTACGCTTTGACTGGCAGCGGCTCAGCGGTAAACGAATTGACGTATTTAGCTCCATTTGCACAAGAAGGCTACTTGTTCTCTCAAAGCGCCTCAAACGTCGTGAATGCTCGCTCTCTCACAA